CCGCTGCGGGGAAGCAGGCAATCATGCAGCAGTTCGCTCAGGAGAACCCTGGGGTGGATTTGAGCCGGTTCACGCCGGAGCTTATGAAAGGAACAACCCGTGGCGAGTGACGCCATTAACGCCCTGACTGCGGCGGCGGCTCGTCGTCGGACTTTCGCGGCGGGCATGAAGAAAGGGCTCGGAAACGGATCGACACCCGCCGTCCCCAAGGAGCCCGGAACCGTAGCGGGGATGGACTCCGCGTCCTCGCAGCACCCACACGCAATGCACGCCGCCCATCTAGCGGCTGCGGCGATGCACCATGGACAGCACAGACTGGCCTCGACCATCAGAGCAGTGGCGGCCACGCCCCACCCGGCAGACAAGATGCAGGTCGCGCAGAACTATCTGGCCACGCTGCCGCCGGATCAGGCTCATCAGCACGCCCACATGTTCACTCCCACACTGATGAGCGCCGCCCTTCCGGGTGGCAAGCCTCAGTGATGTCGGATTGGCAGAAGGCGTTTGAGGACGCCACGTGGGAGGCAGCGAACGACGACTGGGATTGTGACGAAGACGCCCGCGAGGCGGCATAATGAGTCCCCTGGGATCGCTGATTTCCACCATCAATCAAATCGTGAAATGTCCCCTGATCGCCCCTGAAGATGCCGCTTGGCTGATCAGTCATGAGGCAGAGACGCACCTGAGCCGTGTCTGTGCGGCGAGAGAGGCGGACATTCTCCGCACTCTCGTTAGGGAAACCGATGCCGAAAAAATACGTGCGTTACATCGGGAAGGACGGCCTTCCCAGGATCAGAATCCCGCGCGGAGCCACGAAGTCAAACCGGCACCCTCTGCTTCGCAACCGCGTAAAGGGCGTGTGGTATCCCGACCTCGTTCATAAGGTTCCAGGATACCCGACGACACAGGAGGCGTTTGACCACCTCCGTGCTGTGGCCCGTGAACGGACCCGCAAGCTGAACGAAGAGGGGCGGTTCAGCACCCAGGCAAAGGGAATCCCGAAAGGGTGGGCCGGTCGCCGCGAAGAGCTGAAGACAATCCACAAGAAAGCCGAAGAGGAGGCGAAAACAATTATCGAGAACATGCTGGCGTCCGGTATCCTTACCGATGACGGCGCGATGGCGAACGCCTCTCTCCAGGCCGCCTTGGAAATCGTTACCGCCCGCGATGACGCGGGAAAGTATGTCTATGCTCCCCGAGAGCGTATTCAGTCACTGAAGACCGTCCTTGAGTTCACCAAGACGAAGCCTGTGGCCAAGTCTGAAGTATCCCTGAACGCCGCCGAAGCGTGGCTTGCGAGTCTGGCCCAGAAGCCCGAGTGAACCCGGAGCTTCTGGCGGTCCGGAAACGGCTGCTGGAAGATTTCTCTTTCTACGCGCCGAACGCTCTCAAGATTCGGACCAAGGACGCGAAGATCGTCCCATTCAAGGCGAACGTCGCTCAGACGCGCCTTCAGGAAATCGTTGAGCAGCAGTATGCGACCCTTGGGCGGGTCCGTATCATCATCCTCAAGGCGCGCCAGATGGGACTTTCCACCTGGGTAGGTGGACGGCTTTACTCCCGTGTCTCTCAGCGTCCAGCCAAGAAGGCCCTTGTCGTCACCCACGAGGGAAAGGCGACAGACACGCTGTTCGAGATGACGCGCCGCTTTCACGAACTATGCCCGGAAGCCCTGAAGCCTTCCACACGATACGCTGGGCGACGTGACCTGAAATTCGGCGTCCTCGACAGCGGATATGCGGTGGCAACGGCGGGCGGTGACACAGTGGCGCGCGGGGAGACGATCACCCACGCTCACCTCTCAGAAGTCGCCTTCTGGCCAAAGTCCAGCAGCCAAGAGATATTCTCCGGACTTATGGACGCTGTGCCGAAGACCCCTGACACAGAGGTCTACATTGAGAGCACGGCGAACGGCGTCTCCGGCGTGTTCTACGACCAGTGGAAAGCGGCTGTTGCCGGGGAAAGTGAGTTTATTCCGGTCTTCCTGCCCTGGTTCATCGACCCGACTTACCGAATCCCCGTTCCTGACGGATTCGCGCGCACTCCCGAGGAGGAGAGCCTGTGCGAGACATACCTTCTGGATGACGAGCAGTTGGTGTTCCGGCGGCTGAAGATAGCCGAAAAGGGACGCGACCTATGGATGCAGGAATACCCGTCCTGCCCTGAAGAGGCGTTTCTGACCACCGGACGCCCTGTCTTCGACCCACAGCGTGTTCAGGCGCTTCAACTCAGCAAATCCCCTGCCCTGCGCCGCCTCGCGTTCGAGGGTGACAAATTCGCGGAACACTCGCGCGGCGAATTGACGCTGTATCGAGATATCAAGCCGTTCGAGCAGTATTTCATAGGCGCTGACGTGGGTGCAGGTGTGAAGCGAGACTGGTCTGTGGCGCAGGTTCTGGACCCCGACCTAAATCAGGTCGCGACCTTCAGAGCCCAGATAGACCCGGACTATTATGCCCACGCCCTGAACGCCCTTGGAAAGCTCTTTAACGGCGCCCGGATCATCGTAGAGGCCAACAACCACGGCCTCCTTACTGTCACCCGACTAGCTAAAGACCTCGCCTACCCGAACGTCTACTGCGATGAGGTCGTGAACAAGGACTCCCCTGACGAGCCGACGCGGCGTCTAGGGTTCAACACGAACGTCAGCACAAAGCCGTTCATCATCGACAAGCTGCGCGCGGAGCTCAGGAGTGGAGGCATCAACATCGTTGATGAGACCACCCTGGACGAAATGCGGACTTACATCGTCACCGAAAGCGGAAAGCTGGAGGCCGAAAAGGGCTGTCACGACGACGCTGTGATGTCACTCGCGCTCGCAAATCATATCGCTGAAAAGCGGTGGGTCCCAGTATCTGTCGATGATAGCTGGTATGTTTCCTTCCAGGAGTAGTATTGCCCAAACTGTCCGATACCCGGATTGCGTCAATTCTCCAGTCGGGAATTGGACAGGCGATCGGGTATGGTGGCACCAGCCGCCTGTCTTTTGAACGGGAGCGTGTCTCCCAGTATTACGACGCTGAAAAGCCCGGCCTGATGCACAAGGGCGACGCTGAATACCGTTCGATGGATGTCTATACAGGCGTTGAGTCCATGAAGGCTCAGCTCCTCGAAGTCTTCAGCGGAAACCGCCGCCCGGTTGTGTTCAACACACAGCCGAACGAGTCCGACATGCAGGCCAAGGCGCGCACGGACTACATCACGAACGTCATCTTCTCCCAGAATCCCGGATTCCAGACCTTTCAGACGATACTTCATGACGGATTAGTGGCCCGCAACGGCATCGCTAAAGTCTGGTGGGAGACCAAGAAAGAGACGGAATTTTACGACCTCAGCGCCCCTGCCGAGGAGCAGATTGTATCGTTCTTGGCGAACGACCCCACGGCTGAGATAGATGAAATCAGCTACGCCGACGACAAGAAGACAATGGAGCGAGTGCGCTTCAAGTGCGCGCGGGACAGGTCTCAGGTCCGCTTCAAGGCGATACCGCCGGAGGAGTTCGGCATCTCAGCGATGTCGGACACCATCGAAGACGCTGAGCTGGTCTTCCATCGACACCTGATGACGAAGAGCGAGCTCCTGAAGCACGGCTACGATCCCGCCATGGTGGACGCCCTCACCGACGAAGACCGGCTGTGGGGAGAGACGGAGCCCGAGGTCGTTCAGCGGTTTTCCCAGACTGACGACATCATTGGGCTGGACGTTGATGAGGATGGCCAAGAATCCCGGCGCCGATACATGCTGTATGAGTGCTATGCGCACTTGGACATGGACGGGACTGGGGAAAGCCAGCTCTGGAAGGTCGATGTGGTCGGCAACACGGTCCTGGACAAAGAGCCGGTTAGCCACAAGCCGTTCATAGCGTTCTGCGCCCTACCCCGCGCGCACGCCTTCTGGGGCACCAACTATGGGATGCTCCTGATCCCGACCCAGAACGCTCGCACCTACTTGACCCGCGCGATCGTCAACCACGCGCTCATCACTACGAACCCGCGCTGGCAGGTCGTGCGAGGCGGGCTTCTGAACCCACGTGAGTTGATGGAGAACCGCCTTGGCGGGATCGTCAACGTCGCGAATGAAGGCAGCGTGACGCCGCTTCAGCAGAGCGGACTGAACCCGTTCGTTTTCCAGACGATGCAGCAGCTCCAGCAAAGCGGCGAAGATGTTTCTGGAATCTCCAGCCTGAGCCAGGGGCTGAACAAGGACGCCATCTCCAACCAGAACTCTCAGGGGATGGTTCAGGAGCTCATCAGCGTCTCTCAGGTGCGCCAGAAGATCATTGCGCGCAACTTCGCTGAGGGCTTCCTGCGGGGCCTCTACAGCCTCGTTTACCGCCTCGTCCTGGAGAACGAAACTCCCCAGAAGGTCATCCAGACCACGGGTGGTCAGGGCTATGGCGGAAACTGGGTGATGGCGTTTTGAGAGGGTGGCGTATCGTGGCGGGTGCCGAGCCTGCCTGACCCTCCTTGAAGGAGCGATACGCCGTGAA